GTGGCTTCGGCGCGACGACCGATGGAGCGCGCCTGCGTTGAATGCGGACGCACCTTCGAATCTGTCCGACCGGCGCAGTACTGTTCGGCCCGGTGCGGCTATCGGCATCGGGCAGCGCGCGGCATCTACACCTTCACCCGCGCTTGCGTCGTCTGTGGTGAAGAGTTCAGCGGCGTCAAGCCCATCAACCCGTCCCGGGCTGCAGTCACCTGCAGTCGGTCCTGCCGGACGCGCCTCGCGAACAGCCGTCGTTTACAACCTCACGGTTGACGGTGCCCACGTCTACTACGCGAACGGGATCCTGGTGAGCAACTGCGACGCCATGACGCAGGCGCTTAGGCGCTTCAGCCTCGGCGGCGGCTGGCTCGGTTGGCTCACCGAAGAGGCCGAGAATGGACAGGAGGTGACCGCGGTTGGGCGTCCGTGAGCTGCTCAAGGACGCCGGCCGCGCTATCGCCAGTGTCGCCGACATGACGGGGAGGGCACGGGCCGCCGGGTACCGCCAGACGGCCGAGCAGCCGGCGGTGCCCGCCGAGACCCGGGCCGCCATGGACGCCGCTGGCATGACGACCGGCAGCATCTTCACGCCTGGCGAACCCCTGACGCCCTTCCGGCCGGTCGGCACGCCTCCCGTCCTGACGCCGTTCCCGGTCGGCGCGAACCTGTACATGCTGCCGCGGTCCTCGACGGGCGTCGACTTTTCGACGCTTCGGAGCATCTCGCAGGTCTGGGACCTGGCACGCCTGTGCATCGAGGTGCGCGAGGACGAGATCCGCAGCCTGGACTGGGACATCGTCGCCGAGGACGAGGACGACGGGGAGCGGTACGCGGACGAGTTGAAGGCCGCGCGGAAGTTCTTCGAGCGCCCGGACGGCATCTGGGACTTCAGCTCGTTCGTGAACAAGTGCGCCGAGGACTGGCTGCGGTATGACGCGCTGACGATCTACCGGCACCGCACCCGCAGCGGCAAGCTCGGCGCGTTGGAGGCCATCGACGGGACCTGCTACTCGGATGATACCGAAGTGCTCACCGAGCGGGGATGGAAGCGTTTTGGCGACATAGACATCAACACCGACCGCTTTGCCACGCGGAACCAGCAGACCAAGGCCTTTGAGTGGCAGAAAGCCACGTACTACCACGAAGCAGACTTCGACGGTGAGATGGTTCGCTTTCATTCTCGGTCCCTGGATCTCCTTGTGTCCCCGAACCACCGGATGGTCGTCAGCGGGCTGCCGCGCCGGCTGGGAGGCAGCAGACACCGCGAGCACGGCGAAGTCTTTGTCAAGGCCGAGGACCTGGAAGCCGGGACGACCTGCAGGCAGGGCATTCCCGCGACTTCCGCTTGGGTTGGCGAGGAGCGGGCGAGTTTCGAGATCGCATCTCAGACGGTGAAGTCGTCGTGGCGCGGAACGCCGCGCGACTACACCTTCGATGGCGATGACTTTGTGGCGTTCATGGGCATGTGGCTGGCGGAGGGCTGTCTGGGCGGAGAATCATACGTCTTCGTTAGCCAGTTGGAGAAGAGCAAGGGCTTTGGGCCGTTCCGCGCGTTGTTGGCCAAGATGCTCGGCCACGAGCCGGCATACGACGGCCGCGTCTGGCGCTTTAAGAACCGGGCACTACATGACTACCTGGCGCAGTTCGGGCATGCAAGAGACAAGTACGTGCCAGACGAGATCAAGAACCTCTCCAAGCGACAGTTGGAGATCTTCTGGCGTTACTACCTTCTGGGCGACGGCCACATCGAACCAAGTGGCCGCCAGATGATCATCACGTCGAGTTGCCGCATGGCCGGCGACCTGCAGGAGATCGCGCAGAAGCTCGGTGCTTCGGCTTCGGTCTCCCAGAGGACAACCGCCCAGGACCTGACGTTCCCTGATGGCCATGTGGTCTCGGCCGAGAACTGCGGTCCGTCGTATGCGCTGCGCCTCAGGAAGACGGCATACCAGCAGTTCCGCTCCGAACGCGTTCCGTACCGAGGGAAGATCCGCTGCGTCTCTGTTCCCAACGAAGTCCTGTACGTGCGGCGCAACGGGAAGCCAGCGTGGTGCGGCAACACCGTAGCACCGCTCATCGACGACCGCGGCGCACAGCCGCACTGGCCGGCGCCGGCCTATACCCAGTGGGCATGGGGCATGCCGTACGCGTGGATGACCGACCGCGACGTGATCTACCAGCCGCACCGGCCGCGTCCGGAGAGTCGATACGGGTTGCCGCCGCTGGAATGGACCCAGTTGCTGAGCAACACCGACATTCGGCTGCAGTGGTACTTTTTGTCATATTTCACGGAGGGCGAGGTCCCGGAGGTCTTCATCAACGCCCCGCCCGATGTGCAGGATCCCAAGCAGGTCAAGGCCCTGCAGGACGCTTACTCGGCGGTCATGTCCGGCGCCCGGGCGGCGCACCACAAGGTGAAGTGGATCCCGCCCGGGGCGAGTGTCCACCTGGCCGGCAAGGGCACTTTTGATGTCGCGTTCTCCAACCTCCTGAACTCCAAGGCCTGCGCGGCCTTCAAGGTGCAGCCCCAGGAAGTCGGATTCACGCAGAACGTCAACAAGAGCACCGGCCAGGTCCAGTCCGACGTGCAGTACCGGCGTTCGGTCAAGCCCACCGTGCAGTACTTCCAGGGCATCTGGAACCGCATCCTCCGCGAAGACTTCGGCATGCCCTACGCGCGCTTCCGATACCTCGGAATCGAGGAGGAAGAGGACCAGCTCGTCTTGGCGCAGACGCGCGCCATCTACATGGCCAACGCGGTGTTGAGTCCGGACGAGGTGCGGGCGGAGCTCGGGTATGACATCGACCCCGATGCGCCGGTCGGCCGGATGGTCGTCGGGCGCACGGCCCTGTTCTTCGTCGATCCCAAGAGCCAGCATGCGGCCCGGGCTGCGGGCAACCTGGCGCAGCAGGCCGGCATCGACCCGACCGCGACGCAGTCTGACCCGGACGATGACGACGACGACCAAGCGGCCGATGATCCGGCCCTGATGACGCCAGGCCAGGTCATCGTCGATCCGGGCGTCAAGCCGAAGCCCAGCGCGGGCGCTCCGCCGCCTGGCGCCGCTCCAGCCCCGCCAGCCAAGGCTGCACGCGACGACCTGCGGAAGTGGCGCGACCTGGCCGTGAGCCGGGCCAAGGCGGGCAAGGCGCAGCGGGCGTTTGTCTCCGACGCCATCCCATCTCCCATCGCCCAAGAGATCGCGGCTGGGCTCGCCAAGGCGGACGGCCCGGCGGAAATCCGGTCCGTGTTCGCCCGGTTGCTCGGTGATGGTGACCCAAAAGCCTCGTGAAGGCGGTCGGGCCGCGCAAGCCCATCCTCGGGCGGACCGTCAAGGTGAACCGCACGGCCTTGCAGGCGATCCGCGACGCACTGGCGGCCGCCGTCGCCAGGGTCCTCGCCAAGGCCGGCCCGAAGGCTGCGGCCCACGTGCGGGCCGAGTTGGTGGCCAATGAGGCCGAGATCGCGGCGGCCAGCGACGGTGGCGCCGGGATCATCAAGAGCCTGCTGCTCCGGTTCGACTGGAGCCAGTGGGACGACCAATTGCATGCGGCCGTCCTGCCGCAGATCATCGCCGCCCACGCCCAGGGCGCCGAGGAGGGCATGGCCGCACTCGGTGCGGCGGCCGACCGCGAGGCCGTCAGCGCGGACGCCATCAAGTACGCGGAGGCGCGCGGGGCCGAGTTGGTCGGCAAGCGCCGCTTGGCCGACGGCACCCTGGTGGACAACCCGAACGGCAAGTACGTCATCAGCAACGCCACGCGCGAGATGATCCGCGACCACGTTGTCAGCGGCCTCAAGGCCGGCAACAGCCCGTACGAGATCGAGAAGTCCATCCAGAAGCACTACGCCTTCAGCGACGCCCGCGCCGAGACGATTGCGCGGACGGAGACCGGCTTCGCGTACAACCGCGGTCAGGTTGGCGGCTACCGGGCGGCCGGCTGCCCCATGGTCGAGGTCATCGACGGCGACTATGACGACGAGTGTGCCCAGGCGGACGGCCAGGTGTGGACGCTGGAGCGGGCCGAGGACGAGCCCTTGGAACACCCCAACTGCACCCGGACCTTTGCCGGGATTCCGACCGGCTTTCAGGAGGAGTGACGCAGCGATGGCCATCGTCCGCATCGGCAACGCCTCGGCCCAGGAGGGCTACCGCGACGACAAGGGCGTCCTGCGCCACCGACCCCTGCCGGGCCGCCGCATCACCACCGCCCACATCCCCGCCGACCGCGCCCTGCCCGAGGCGTTCGCCGACATCACGCACCCGCGCGGCGTCTGGGCGCACCACGGCCAGCCGGGCACCAAGCCCGCATGGGTCGAGAGCGACGATCCCGCGCTTGAGGCCCTGCTCCGGTCGCACTTCGGCTGCGGGGCGCGGCCGGACGGCTGGGAGGTGGACTAGATCAAGACGAACGCGGGTAACGACCTCCAGGCGTCCGTGATGGGCGGCGACGTGGCGGGCTACACCGGCACGTCCACCGGCACGACCGCTGCCTCCCTGACCGACACCGGTGCCGCGTGGACGACCAACGCCTACACCGGGCACGTCGTGGTCACCGGCTCCGTCTACGGCGTGGTCGCGTCCAACACCGGCACGGTCCTGACCATCGACAAGTGGTACACGCCAGCGAGCCCTGGCGGGGCCGCTGCGGCTACCCCGGCGACCGGCGCCTATGTTGTCCTCCCCGGCGGCCAGGCCGCCTTCTGGATGGCCCTGACGGCCAACAACGTGGCCCCCGCCTCGACGGACACCACCCTCGCTGGCGAGATCGCCACGGCAGGCGGCGGCCTGGTCCGCAAGGTCGCGACCTACGCCCACACGACGGGCGCGGCTTCTTACACCCTGACGGGTTCCTACACGGCCAACGGGAGCGACGTGCTGCCGGTGACCATCGCCAAGATGGGCGTGTTCAACTCCTCGGCGGCTGGCCGGATGCCGTTCGAGACCTTGCTGTCGGCGACGGCGACGCTGAGTGCGTCGGGGGATCAACTCACCGTGACGGAAACCGTGTCTATGTAGGAGGCGCCGCAGGTGGCAAACGAATTCACCACCCTCGGTGTCAATGTGGCGCCGGGGACCAACCAGTATCCCGCGCTCGTGGACCCCGACGCAGCGGCCACACCCAATCAGGCAGTGCCCGCCAAGACGGTGTTCAAGAAGGGTTCGCCCCTCACCTACACGGACGCAGGCACCCGCACGGCCACCGTCGTCCTATCCGCCGTCGTCGTGGCAGGCGCAGC